GGCGGTGTTGCTTGGCTAACGACCCTACCCGGACTATATGGAGTAAAAGTCGTAGTAGAAGCTTGTGTGGCTGCGGCCTCATTAGTTAGCAACACAGGATCAACAACACCTAGAGTTGGCGTATCAACTACGCCAACGGGAAAAGCTAACATGGGCGCCATAACCTGATATCCAAAGCGACCAACATCATCAGTCGCTGCAAAGACCTCAACGGCTAAATCCGCATTAATTGTGGGAACGCCTGGATAATATAGAACTGGACTGGTCATCTTCAAAACTATATGACCCATACCAGTGCAAGCTCCGTTGCTTACAAATGTATCAATCTGTTGAACTTTGCTTTTTGAAGAATCACCAACAAATCTGAAAGGTGTCATATGTGGTATTTCAAATTCAAAAGATGTTACAGCCATAGGCATCCGATTAGTACCAGAACCTGTATCAAAAGACAGATCAACTCCTCCTACAGAAGCCAAATAATTTGGCTTATCCTGAGAAACTGTCTGAGCCATTACTGTGCTAGTATAATTGGCTGGATAAGGTGTGCGCTCTCCATAAATAAAAGGAAGCGTAGACCAAGTTTTATTTGCTGAATTAACAGGATCGGATTGGTCAGATGCAAATGGTATTGTAGTGCGCCAATCCTTATTATTCGCTGGATCGGCAGCTGAATAACCTTTAGTAAGGAAACCGGGAGGAACATACCAAGCCTCTGCTACATTTGTGCCGAGGACATTCACTTTAAATCGAGAACCACCTGAATAACCCATAAACATTTCAGAAACAGCTCGAATAGTGTTAGTTCCTTCACTAACTGCACCACCGGCAACAGGAGCCAAATATGGAGGGCTCCTAGCTGCTAACAAACTAGCAACGTCAAAAACTGCTATATTACGCCGGTTAGCTAAGTCAGCTGGAACGAACCTTTCATAATAAACCCTGGTAAACCTTCTAGTAAAATCTCTAACACTGACAATGGGTCTTAAATCTGATTCAGTTACATCAGAAGTTTTCTCAACTTTAAATACAATGTCACTCTGAGTGGCATCCACTTCTGCACTCTCTGCACTAAAAGATTCCTCATCCGCTGGATCAACGGCCGCGTCAGGATCTACAGCGCGCTCAAGAGTCAGAACACTGTTAGGATTTAAATTATCTCTACCTACTTGCTGATTTATTTTAACCCACGCGCCCAACAAAGGACGCGAGTTGTATCCATAATACTGGAAATCATCTCCAACAGAAATATAAACATTAAAACGAGCATCAAAAGTAGCAGTTCCATTATTTACCAACGGTTGATGCAAATAAATATAATACATGCCATGGGATAATGCATTGGCTACTATATCTACTGTGTTAGGAATTTGCTCCAGAGGAGCACAAAAAGGCAACTCAAAAGTTTGAACCTGACCACCAGCCGAAAATTCTGCAGATTCCATCATCAAATTAGGTATAGAATCAAAACTAGGAACTTGGCTAAGAGCTCTAATATCCGGCGAATAATTTCTAGCCAAGGTTAATTTACAAAACTGAAAATTGGACATAGCAGCCTGAATATGAATTTTAATGGTTCCTTTCCAATATCTAGTCAAGGTATACAAAGTTTGTATATTATTGGAAAAAGCAAAAGTATTAGTCGAAATAGTACCAGTTGCCACAGGAATAGAAACAACTCCAACGTCTTGAAAAGGAGTGATAGGTCTAGACCACAGCAACTTACCAGCTGAATCTGTACTCTTTACTATAAAAGTTGAAAGAAATTGAGGTTTCTTTAAAATAGATTGCATATCCATCTCGTCTCTAGCTGTATCAAACGTGTAATCGCGAGTATAATGCGAAAATTGAGAATAAGGATCCAATTTTTCCAATTGAATCGGAGCATCAACTATATTATTATACTGCCTCAATTGAACAGCACATTTAGAAGAAATAGTGGTATCTGCAGGGTTATGAAGGCCAGTTAGAGTACGAAGATACCCACGGCCCATATCTATGGCATCATATAAAAGCGGCTTAGCACCGGAAATAGTTGCTGCTATTCCGTCTGCCACAGAACTGGCCCCATTTTTTAAACCCTGAGTAGCACGATCAAATATATCAGTTACAAAACCTTTAGCGGTCTGCATAAAATTAGACTCCTCCGTAAATTCGTCATCAAAAGCACGAATAGCAGTAGGAGCAATATAAGAAGGATTAACATGAGGAACATAAAACTCCAAATCCTTAAAAATAACGTGCACAGATACTGAAAGAGAAGTAGAAGCACCCGTAGGTGCACTAAGTTGATTCAAAACCTGAAACAAAATGTCAGCGTAATTACCAGTGAATGTAGTATAAGTTGGTGTATTTCCATCCAAACTAATTGAAGCCAACTTACTATTTACGTAAAAAGGAACTTCCAATAAAGCGGGAGTAGCCTCATTCGCTGACAAAAACACATGTGGCGCTGACATATATGTATTAATTCGCATACGAGGACTAGTGGTATTAGTTCCAGCATCAGTAGGCAAAGCAGATACTATCAAAGTACCTGCATGCATGGGAGTACCAGACACTTGCAACATAAGATGAGCTTTAGCTCTATAATAAACTGATGCATTAAAAGGTACTTGAACCAAAGGATTATTCAAAAAATCTAAAGGAAAATTTAAACTAGAAATGACTATATTAGCTACATCCGTCGTATTCCAAGTTATATTTTTTACAAAAAATGGTTTATTTAAAATCCTAGAGTAATCCATCTCTAGTATTTTAGGAACGCAATTAAGCGCAGGAAACTTTTCATATGCTATTTCGGGCTCTATAGCATTTTTTGTTCGAACGGTGGACCAAAAATTTTCAGCTGAAACATCCACCAATGTTTCCTCTGTTTTATTTAAAATATTAAGCATATCTGTTTCAAAATTAGTGATGAATTATTTATTAAAGAAAGAAAAGAGCTCCATCAACGCTCTTAATCTTACTGTTCTTGTTGTTTATTAATATCTTACTCAGTACCCTAGCCAACAACAACTAGTTATAAGTCTCTAATAAGATACTTGACCCCAATAAAAAAGGGAGGG